CGTCCACACTGCAACTGGCCTGGGCACTTGCGCCGCTGATGCTGACGCTGGACATGGGCAGCCAGAACACATGCTCATGCCGGTCAGGCGTATCGCGGCCCACCACGATCAGCTTGGCCATGGTGGTGGTGCCGGGCTGGCGGCGCTCCAGCTCATCGCTGACGCCGCGGCCCACGTTGTCCATGGCAAGCTGCATGCGCGGCGCGCTGCCGCTCACGTCGTCAGGCAGATCGAAGCCAAAAGGCAGGCCGATGTAGGACTTGCCCTGGCTCACAAAGTCCTGCACGTCGTTGCAGATCAGCATCGGCTCGGAAAAGCTGGGGTTGCTCACCTCCAGCAGCTGGATGAACCCAACGTCATCGGTGATGCGCTGGTTGCGCGTGCGGAAGTCGGTCATCCCAAGTACTCCAAGACAACCGCCCGGGTTGCCACGTGGTAACCGTTGACCGCAGGCAGCAGCTCGCCAATATCTGCCCCCTCAAACCGCATGGACGTCAGAAGTCCCGTACGAGGATGGCGAACTTCAAAGAAGCCAATCCGCTTGATTCCGCTGAAGTACCAGTCCTCAAAGGCATTCACATCCACTTGAGATGCAAAAAGGAGGGTGGCCTTGAGCTTGCGCAGCACCTTGCTGTTGCCCACACGCTGCTTCGCAAGCCCGCGCTCCATTTCGGTACGCACGATCGCCGGGTCGAAAGACTCGGACTGACCGGGGAAGAGAATCGAAACGTACTCGGGAAGCGATGCCATGAAAGGCATGCTAGGGAGGCAGAAATCAGCTGTCCGTCAGGCCAAACCGTTGCTTCGCTCCCTTGTACGGTGCGCCAGTTCCCGATGCAAAGCTGTCCCCCACGATGTCCAAGACAAACCGCTTGAGCACATCGCCATTCGGCAGAGTCTGGGTCTCCTGCCGCTGCTTCACTTCTCCGCCACTGTGGTTGTTGACCTCAATCTGCACCTGTACATTCACACCAGAGGCACCCCCGCCTCGCCCCTCTGGGGATGGAACGCTGGCCACCTCCATACCCCCAAGCGGCGTCACCGATCCAGACTGGCCCGCCATCATCAGCAGTTGCTTGTTGCCCACGGTCAACAGCTCGGGAACCCCGCGCTCGTTCACTTCGTACATCTTGCCGGCGGACACATCGCCTCCCCGCTCGCGCATGCCGCCAAAGCTCAGGCCCTGCCCTCCACCGCGGTAGTTGCTGGCAGTGGTGAGGCTGTAGGCGCTGGAAGATGCCGATGTGCCGGCCGAAGAAGCGCCTAAGAAAGAGCTCACGCCGCTGAGCAAGGTGCCAAACAGGCCACCCCCACCGCCGCCGTTCGACCCACCAAGCAGTTGCTCCATGCTGGCCCGGATCTGGATTCGGACAAGGTCAGCAATGATGGATTCCGCCAGGCTCTTGAAATCAGCTTTGCCGGTCATGGCAAAGCTCACCAGCGCATCCTCCATGCCTTGGAAGCCCTTCTCAAACAGGCTCTGTGCTTGGCTGGCAGCATCCCTGGCCTGCTCTGCATAGTTCTGCCAGGCGCGGCTTGCGCCATTCATCCAGTCTTCATCGGTACTGCGCTTGCGCAGCACGTACTCGTCGTAAGCCGCTAAGGACTTGCTTTGGTAGCCCTCCTCGATGCGCAGCACTTCGTCGTACATCTTGCCAATGCGCGCGCGGTCTTTTTCGTCCGCCTGGGCCAGCGCCGTCCGCCGCTGGTCTTCAATCTGCTGAGCCCGCTGGGCAAACTGCTGGACGAGCTGCAGGCGCTGCTCCATCTCCTCTCTGGCACGGTCACCCATAGAGGCTCCGGCGATGTCAGCATCTTGCCGCGCTATCTCCACCTGCAGTTGCCGGCGCGCGGCCAACTCCGCATTGGCGACCATCAGCGCATCTGCCGCTTCACGCCGCGCTATTTCGGCACGGCTCTGTGCCGCCTTTTGCCGAATGGAGGTCGCGCCCTCCTCGTACTCCTGATCCGTCAGCTTTCGCTCATCAAGCAGCTTCTTGTGCTTGCTCAGCGCCTCGCGCTCATCGGCATCAATCTTGGCAATGCCCGCCTCCGTTGCATCTGCGCGCAGGCCCAGCAAGTAGCTTTTGCTGTCAAACTTCCCTGCCTTCGCGGTTTCGTTCAGCTTCTTTTGCGCCTGCTCCAGGTTGTAGATGGAAGTGGCCAGCCTTTCTGCTTCGGCCCGCTCTTCTGCCGTGGCATTGCTTCCGAGCTTCTGGATGGCCTGGAGCCGCGCCCGGGCCACCCCCGTCAATTTGGCAAGCTCCCCCTCTTCACGCATGGCCGCCAACCGCTTTTGCACCTCAGGGTCGCTGCGGGTGACGCGTGCGCCGCTATTTGCTGCGGTTGACCGCTGCTTTTGGGCCGCGGCCAGCTTGTAGTCAGCGTTGATCATCTCCTGCAGCTCTTTAGTTGCAGCGTCAGCATTAGCTCTGGCCTCGGTCAGCGAGCGGTTGACGTTATCGAGGCCCTCCGCGTCAATCCCGCCGCGTCCGGCCTGGAACTGCTTGTTCAGCGCCGCCTGGTCACGCTCAAGCGCTGTCACAGCAGCATTTGCTTCTCGCGCTTTTTGGGTCAGTTGCCCGATCGCGTCTGCGGCTTTGTTCCGCTGGTTCTCAAGCTGGGCAGACGTCAGCTTGTCCATGGAGGCGGTCAGCTCATCCACCTTGGGGACAGCCTTAGCCGCGCTATCTCCAAGACTGATGCAGCTAGCGGCAGCCAGGGCCGCCATAACAGCGATGCCCACCGGTCCACCCAGAAACCCCAAGATGCCTTTCAAGGCCGCGCCCAATGCTGTAGAGGAGGCAACTGCGACAGCTTGGGCCGCTGCGAGACGCTTCTCGGCCACCTCCAGCGCTAGAGTGGCCGCCGTTACCTGGGCCGTGTTTGCGGTCATCGCAGAAAGTGCTCGCACCTTTGCCAAGGCTGCTGCAGTTTGCGCAACCTCTGCCTCAGCCAGAGCCAATTCAGCAATAGCAGCACTCCTTGCGGCCGCAGTCTTGGCTGCAGTGGCCACCGCCGCAGCAGTCATACCTCCAACGTAGCGCGCCAGCCCGGCGGTTACGGCCAGCAGTGCCACATCCGCCAGAGTGCTGAAGTTCTCCCCCAGCGTTTTCACGACACCGGCGATGGTCGCGGTAATTCCATGCGCCTCGTTGCTCCAGCCGATGTATTCCTGCAGCCCATTCGTGACCGACTGGATGGCATCGCGCACAGTGGTCGGCATCTCCGCCATCTGCTTGGCTACCTTAGGTGCCCCATCGGAAAGCGCATTCACAAACACGTCAATACCCAGCTTGCCCTCGGCGCCAAGCTTGCGGATTTCCTCCGCGCTCTTGCCACTGCTCTCGGCAATGATGTCCACCACGCTGTCCAGGGTGGAATAGATGCTCATCCAGGCATCCGCATCGATCTTGCCCTTTTGCAAGGACTTGGCCAGTGCATCCTGGGCACCCTTGGCCTTTTCTGTGCTGGCCGCATTCACCACGAGCAGCCCGCTGAAGGTGTCGATCACATCGATGGACTGCCCAAGCGAAAGCCCCATTTCCCGCAGCACAGGCGAAAGCTGGATGAAGGATTCCCGAGTCTCGTTGATGGAGCGGAAGGTCTGGTTGGCAGACTGCAGCATGCGCTCCTGCACCTGCGCGTATTCCTCTGTGCTCTTGGTGGCCTGCTTGATCCGGCTGGCGTACTGCCCCCACTCGTCCGCCATGTCGATGATCTTCATCACCGCCAGGCCGGACAACGCGGCCTTTGCAGCCGCAGCAATCGGCGCCAGCCGCTGCAGGCTGTCAGCAGTCTTGTTCAGGTTCTGCTGTGCCCGGCGCTGATCCTTGATCATCTGATCAAGGTCTAGCGTCACGTCGTAATAAATCTCGCCGACTTTCTCTGCCACAGCATGCACTCCGGATGTTCCAGAGGCATGCTAGGGACACTGCACCCGATGGGAGTCGGCAGCGTGGCCTTGTGTTGCAAGTGTCGGTTTGGTTGGAACGCCCCTAGCGAGTAGGCGCTTCCGCCGGCAATTCCTTTTGGTTGATTGGTAAGCTGCCGCGTCTAAATTTCACCGTATTTGACAAGCCTGCATAGCTTGCGTGCATTAGATGAAATATCCATTGCTGAATACTTCTCCATATTAACAATGTATACCAGAAACGGCGTATAAATATCATTCTGGCCTGCTCTTACCTCTCCGCATATCTGGAAATCTCCTTTTTCTTTTTTGTTTTCAACAATCTCCAGATTCCTCAAATCAAGCTCTGTCGTATTCAGTCTTTCGCGCAAAGCATCGCGCAAAAGCACTTCATTTATTTCTGGCATCCCTTCAGCCTGCACAGATACTCCGCAAATTAATGCAGAGAAAACAAATGTCCAAACTTTTCGCATTACCTCTCCTAGATTGTGATATCTAATACCTCTAAAACACAATATACCTTTCAAAAAACAGGCCCGCTAAGCGGGCCTGTTTAAAAAAAATTAATTAACCTTTATGGTCAGAACTTAACAGCTGCAGCGCCTGCCCACCAGGCAGGCGGAACACGGAAACCGCACCTACCAGCTGGCTAGCTTGAGAATTCAAGCTTCCCGCGGCGGCGGCGCTCTCCTCGACCAGTGCAGCATTCTGCTGGGTCGTGTGATCCATCTGCATCACGGCTTCCCCTACTTGAGCTACGCCCTGGCTCTGTTCATTACTTGCGGCGCTGATCTCACCCATGATGTCAGTGACTCGTCGTATAGCGCCAACCACCTCCGTCATTGTGGTGCCCGCCTGATCCACCAACTGGGAGCCTTTCGCCACTTGGTCCACACTGGCAGATATCAACTGCTTGATTTCCTTGGCTGCTTCCGCACTGCGGCTAGCCAGCGAACGCACCTCAGACGCCACCACCGCAAATCCACGACCTTGCTCACCCGCACGGGCCGCCTCCACTGCAGCATTCAGAGCCAGGATGTTGGTCTGGAAAGCAATGCTGTCAATCACTCCAATGATGTCGGAAATCTTCTGGCTACTTTCATTGATGCCCTTCATCGTATCAACGACCTGAGCGACGACCTCTCCGCCTTGTGTGGCCACCGTGGAAGCCTTCAGAGCAAGCTGATTCGCTTGGTGTGCATTGTCAGCATTTTGACGCACAGTTGAACCGAGCTCTTCCATCGAAGCAGCTGTCTCTTCCAGCGCACTCGCTTGGCTTTCAGTGCGAGTAGACAAATCGCTATTTCCTTGCGCAATTTGTGCACTCGCAGTGGCAACACTTTCGGCATTAGAGCGCACCCCTGCCACCACATCAGCCAATTTGGCTTGCATATTCTGCAGCGCTTTAAGCAGTTCAGCAGTTTCGTCGCGACCTTCAAAATGGATAGGCTGTGTCAAATCTCCATTCGCAATATTTTCAGCACTTCGGACCGCGACCTGCAGAGGACGTGTCACAGAAAGGCTTAACAGTCTTGCCGCGAAAGCCCCAATCACTAGCGCAATCACAGCACAGGTGATGATGATGATCCGGCCCTGCTTGGCTTGTGCGGTTGCTTCATCCCTAGTGCGCTCATACAGCATCTGCTGTCGTGCTTCAAAATCTTGCAGTGACTTGTTGTAGGCCTCGGCAAGAGGCGCAATCACTTTCTCAAGATCGTCAGTTACATCTTCCCCGTTCGCCTTGCGTTTCAGAAGATCGCTTCTAGGGCCACGATAAGCTTCGCGGGCTTTATCAATCGTTGCAACCAACTCGCGGCCAGCATCTGTGCGAATCAATCGCTCCACAACGGTCCGTGCAGCATTCGTTGTTTGCGACGTCTTGTCCATCTCCGCCAGCAAAGCATCAAAGTGGCGCCTGTCGGTGGTCGTGACTGCTGCCCGAGTGCGCACCCAATTTAATTCAACTGTTTGACGCCAGTCTGATGTGGCTTTGACTCTTTCATTATCTATTTGCGTCAGCTGTTGAGTTACGTTTTCCAGCTCCTGCAAACGCCAAACACCTATGGCAGATATAACGGCAGTAATTGCCAATACCAACCCGAAAGAAAACGCCAAGCGTTTTCCAATTTTAATATTTAAGAGTCCCAAGATCATCACCTCCCTTGATCACATCCTGGTATGGAAAACAGCTTCCATATCGATAGTAAGGGAAATGATGAAGATCAAGATTAGTTGAGAACCCTACTGCCAAGCAAAACATCTTTCCTGCAACGCCAAGAAGCGAGCGCGATCCTTTAGTGCGCATCTCGAGAATGCTGCGCAAAAAAATATACTTAGGCGAGAAATTCCGCCCAAGACTGCGCATCAGTTTCTAGGCTTCACCCCGTCCGAATAGCCGCCATCGCCGCCCGGTACTCCTCCCGCGTAGGCACATCCCGCTTCTTCTTGGCGTCCGGAAACTTCATCTCGAACAGGGCCTGGAACTCGGTCATGCTGAGCGCCTCGGCCTCTTCGGCACTCATCCCCAAGTGCACGCGGGCTGCGGCAACGTACTCCGCCGCCTGAAACTCTTCTGCGGCCTTGGCTCCCCTGCTCTCGCCTCGCGGCATGCCCACCATGCCATGACGCATCAAGTGGGCTGCCATGCAGATCTGCTCTTGCGCCGGCATGGAGCCAGGCTGCCAGCCTTGCTCAAGGTCCAGCCAACCGATCAGGGGTGAGACATCATCCTGATCGCACATAACGGCCAGGACGTAACGAGCATTCAGCAGGGCCTGCTGGCCAAAAAGGCCGCGGAAGATCTGCACCACTTCACGCGGCCGGCCCAGCTCGGCTATCCGGCGAAAGGTAGGCCGAAAGGTGAACTCACGGCCATCAGGCATCACAACCCGGGACAGACCATGCTCTGTGAGCATCAGGGCCCTTCGGGCAGGGTCAGCTCCACATTGCCGTTGCTGGCCGCGCTGATGCTCCAGGTGGCTTCGTTGGCATATGGGCTGTCGTTGGACCAAGAGCTGACAATGAACGGGCCCTCGTAGACCTTGCCGCCGGGGTACGTGATCTTGAACCATACCTTGGGCTGGTAGCCGGTCTCGGCCGGCGGCGACACGACATGCTTTTCCAGCAGAAACTGGTTGTGCACGTCGTCGTCGTAGCTCACACCGTCGCCAGAGAACTCTACGTTCTTGAACGTCACCAGACTTGTCTTGGTGAAATTCGGCGACTTGTCTGCGGTGGTGTCCACCGTGTCCCAGGTGGTGTTCAAGGCCTTGGCACGCATCATGCCCAGCACCTTGTAGTCGTCGGCCGCCGGCTTGGGCAGCGCCTCCGGCTTCAAGGCAAATTCGACCTTTACGTCGCGTCCTACATGTGCGCCCATGGGGTGCTCCTTATCGATTCATGATGGTTGAAATGGCCAACTCGGCCACCGGGCGCCCGTCATCGGTAGCCCAGTAGACCGGCTCACCTGGTTCAATGAATGCTAGGGAGCCTGTCTCGTCCATCAGTAGCGCAATGAGCTCCTGGGCCTTCTCCTCCGGAGTGGCTGCGGCATCGAATTTATTGCCGATCAGCACCAGGCTAAAAGCAGGCTTGCGAACCAGCCCAACAGCGGGCCCGCCCATAGGCCGGAGAACGGCATAACGCTCGGTATTTCCGCTATCGGTCCAGCGACCAAACTGGAACCGCCAGCCGGCCAGTGCTGGCGCAAGGAGTTCGCGCAGGACTTCGCTCGCCGTCATGTCTTAATCGCTCCGATGACAACTGCACGGATATTGGGCTCGGCGTTCTCGAAGCCTTTGGCAAGAAACTCCTTCTCGGCGCTTGTCCGGCGGAATTTCTGCTTCACGTTTGGGTCATGCACCGACACCGCGTATTCCGCCGTATAGCCGACCGTGCCCACCACCTTCCCGCCCTCTTTCTCCACGTGTCGATACTGGCTGTTCAGCAAAGTGGAGGTATCTATGGGCGTCATCACCGAGGCCTCAGACGCCCCCAAGATCAGCGCTTGGGTGACGCCCTTCACACCCTTTTCCTGAACCATACGCGCGAACTGCGGCAGCCGGTTGGTAACTCGAGATCGGTTCATGAATTCGCATGCTAGGAAGACAACCCCAGGTATCCTGAAAAATGAAAACCAACCACCCTTATGCCTCTACATTCAACTTTTAAGCTTTTTAGCATTGCCTTCGGACTTCTTTCCGCCGCCGCATGGTTCTACTCCTCCCGTGTAAAAGTCACGAAGGAACAAGAAGCCGCACGCAGAGCTAAAAAGGGAGAGCGCGGTGGGTTTGTTGTATTGGATGGCCAAGAGCTAGGGGCCACACTACGCGCTCAATCAAAATGGAATGCGATTGGCTCAAGCCTTGCGGCAGCAGCCGTAGTACTGGGAGTTGCTGCTGATGCCCTTTCCCCCTGAATGACAGCCAACAGGATCTTTGAAAGCTAGGTCAATATCCTGTAGTCGTCAGCGATCCGATCGAAGGTGTCTGCGTCTCGCACCACCGTGCGGACCTCCGCAGCGCCAGCCGCAATCGGATCGGCTTCAGCACTCTCGCCTATCAGGACATAGTCGCCCTGCTTGACCACCGCGTACTCGGTGTAGAGCACCTGGCGCAAGGCCAGCTCCACCCCGGTCTGCGGTGAAGTGCCGCCGGCGTCCGCAGACCGCACGGCCTCCGCCTTGTAGTCACAGTAGAAAACGACCGGTGGCCCATAGGTGTTCTGCCCAGACCAGTCGTCGCGGCCAAGGAGTGGCCAATGGGTTGCTTTAGCGGTGTAGGACCAAGATGCGGATGCAGACATTCAACAAATGCTAGGGAGGACACCACCTAGTAGAGAGCCTCTATGATGCTCTCTCACATATGTAGCAAGAGGGAGATTGAGATTGGCTGATTACACAATTCGCGTTGTGCTCCATGACAACGCCACTTGGCAGGACTACATTACCTTGAGGACAAACTTAGCGGCCATCAGAGTCGTTGACTACATCAAGAGTGATGACAACCGTTGGTGGCGATTGCCGCCTGCTGAATACACCTATACCGGTCCAGAAACAATTGCAGCGGTGACAGATGCAGTCAGCAATATCGCCAAAGCTATTAAGAGGTCTAGCGTTTTTGTTACGCAGGCCGTAAACCGCCAGTGGAGCGGACTTGAACAATTGAACGGCCCAGGCTGAAGGCGCTCATCCGTTCACCACAAACATGAATGCGCCGCCAGCTGGGTCAGGCCCAACAATGGCTGCCACCGTGCCGGCCGTATCCAGTGCCGCCAGCGAGCGTCTCAAGGCCGTCAGGTCGCCATCCTTGTACTTGAAGCCGCGCGAGGCCCCAGAGGGAGCCCCCTGGCTAGAAAGGCGGCGCGGATCTCCGGCAGCGGCCACCAGGGCCACGGCCATGCACTGGACCAGAATTAGGGTGTGGCTGGCGTAGCCCGCATCCACCATGGCCTGCTCGGCTGTGGCAACACGGGCCACGGCAGCATCCAGAAGGAACACGGGCACGCTCACGCCCAACGCGGAATCCAGGTACTGGGACGCTTGCGTGCTCGTGATCATTTCTTGCCTGCCTTCGCAATCTCTTCAGCCAGGCGTTCATCCGACCATCGCCCGTCGACCTTGATCCCAAGCTTCTCAGCTTCGGCGTTCAGGTCGGCACGCGGCTTTGCGATCGTGCCGGCTGCGGCGGCAAGCGCAGCCTCCAGCTGATGCTGCAGGCTGACTTCACGATCCAGCGCCGCGGCCAAAGCCGCCTGAACGGATTCAAGCTGCTGCAGCGCCTGGTCACGCTCAGCGCGCAGGTCATTGAAGGCGTCCTGAATGGCCGCCTCACGCGCTTGATGCGCTTGGTCGGAGCCGCCACCCATGGCCACCTTCGGCTCGTAGCGGAAGGCCTCATTGGCATCATCCGGCGCCAGTGCGCACTTGCCGGCAGCCCAGGCCGGCATGGCCTCGCCATCGAACGCAACGACATCGCCGACCTTGGCGCCCGTGGGCCAGGGGCCCTTCAGGTTGGTAACGCGTACCTTCATGGTCAGGCCTTCGTCGCGTGGGCGATCTGCGAGCGGCCTTCATAGTCGCTCTTGAACTGCGGCACGGCCGAAGCGATCACGCCGAACACATAGTCGTCTTCAGGGTTCAGACGCACCTTGGGACGGGTAGCCAGAGGCATGCCGTTCAGGATGCGGCCCCACTGGCCGGAGGTCATGTTGGCGATCGAAATCAGCTCGTCGGCAACCAAGCGCGGCACCGGCACGATCTCAGCGATCTGGCTGATCTCGCGGATGCGCTGCAGGATGGTCTTCGGGTAACCCGTGGTGAACTCGTTGATGTCGGCGTAGGTGTAGTCGCCGTAGTTCATGAACACCGTGATGCGCCCGAAAGCGTTGTCCGCCAGGTGCATGTTCACCTGCTCTTCGAACACCTCCAGCCACTGGGCGCCGCTTGCGCCCTTCAGGGTGAAGCCGTGCACACCGGTGCTTCGCTGCGGAAAGTTGCGCAATCCATAGATCTTGGCACCACCCACATCGATGCCGGCGAAGCCGTTCAGCGCGATGTCCTCCAGCTTTTCGGCCACCTTGCGCTGGTGGTTGGCGATCGTGTCGGTGTCGATCGAACCACCACCACGGCGCAGCACTTCCATCTGACGCCAGCCAAAGCGTGCCTGGCTGTCGATGATGGGCACCGGTGTGCCTTCGTACTGGATCAGCGCCTGGTCGGCCTTGCCTTCGGAGCGGCCATCCATGGACACGTGCACCTCGCCCGAGTCGCTGATCTTCGGGAAGTAATTGACCAACTCGCCCATGCCCACGGGACGCGAGCTGGCGGCGGCCAGGCGGTTGAACACCACGAGCTGGTCGCGCTGCAGTTGCACGGCCTGGGTGTCGATGGAGCGCCAAGCATCCAGCGGCACCTGGGCGGCATTGCCCACCAGGGGGTTGCCAAAGCCGTCCGCAAAGGCAGAGTTGGTGGCCAGCGTGACAGCGCTCGCGTTGAAGGCCGTGCGGGCAGCACGCAACGCGGTTTCTTGGTCAGGGGTGAAACGAAGCATGTGGGCTCCCTCTTTAAGCGGCGAATGCGTAGTGGTTGGCGATTTCAACGTCCAGCAGATCGCCTGCAGCGACGTTGGCAGCCTTGTCGGCGAAGGCCACCACCACGTTGCCGGCGGCGGCAGCGGTCAGGCGGCCGGCGGCATCGATGGTCAGCGGCTGGCCATACGTGTAGTTCCCGGCAGCCATCGCGGCCTGGTACTGCTGGCCCGGCTCCAGAACGTAGGCCACGCCCGTCTCGTTGGCCGCATAGGCCGTCTTGAGCGGGTCACTGCCGTTGAACCAGCTGCCGGGCATGGCGTAGAAGTCACGGTGGGCCAGCAGCCGCACCTTGGGGCCGAAAGCTGCCGCCTGGGCCAACGTCGTGGCGCCTTCGGTCACGAACGTGCCGGGCAGCAGGGCTGCGGCCACGGGCTTGTCCGATACGGTGCGCGGGTGCTTGTCGTGAGGGCCGCGATAGATCAGGTTGGACATGATTACTTCTTCCCTTCATCAATCAGGCTGTTGATGGAGTAGCCGGCAAACTCGTCGCCCGGCTTTTTCTGCTCCTGGCTGTTGCCCACGCTCACCGGTGCGGCCTTTGCCTTCAGCTCTTTCAGGCGGGCCAGCGGCATGGCCTTGAAGTCGTCGGCGGTCAGCGAGCTGTTGGTTGCCAGTTCGGCGGCCAGGGCATCTCGCTCGCTGTTCTCGGCAGCGGTCTTGGCTGCTTCGAATTCGGCGACCTTCGAGTTCGCTGCAGCCAGCGCCTCCTGGTGGGGCTTGGCCACCACGGAGTTGTAGGCCTGCAGCAGCTGCGCTTCGGTGAGGCCATCGACATTCACGCCCGCAGCATTCAGCGCAGCAATGATTTGGTCTTTCACGATGTCAATCTCCTGATGGTTCGTGACAGGTTCATAGGAAACCTGCCGAAGTACTTCAACAGGCTGTCCAACCCATGCTACGGAGCCGTTTTCGGAGGCGTGATACTCCTGGCGCCAGTTCTTTCCATCGCGGTCGACCCACACCGCATAGCCTGGGAAAACCTCCCGCACCCAGCAGGAGTCGGGCACGAGGAGCTGCAGGCCACTGGCAATTTGGTCAAAGCTGATGTCTTTGTTGGTGAATAGGCTGCGCAGCCAGCCGATGGCGCCCTCATAGCGCCGGTCTTCAGGTTCCTGGTTCACCTGGATGGTCTCGATGGCTTCTTCGCCGCCCTCGCTGTTGAGAAACATGCCCACGCCCTGCTCTGGCGTGCCCGCACCCACCTCATCCAGCAGGATGGCCAGGTGGTCGTATTGCAGGTTGGTGGCGATCGAGGTGTATTTCTTGCCGTGGCTCTCGCCGTTGGCCACCACCTCAATCAGGTTCAGGCCTGTGCTGACGTGGACGGGATCTGCATTCGTGCCGGCAATGGCAGCATCCAGGCGCTCCACCAGCTTCTTTCCCTGCTCCGTGGCCATGGCCATGTCGCCGTTGACCACGATATCGGTCAGGGTGCGCCCGCCCTCGTGCCGGGCATTGGTGCAATAGGCGCCAATCCAGGCAGCCGCCAAAGCCTCGCCGTTGGCAGCGCTGATGTGCTGCCCCTTACTGTTCTTGGGGTGGCCGGCGGGCGCCGGCTTGCCGTTAAGGCTTTTGACGCCGGCGGCCAGCTGGTCTGCCGGGTAAAGCCGGCGGTTCATCACGATGTCGTCCACCGCCCCGACTACATCCCGGATGGTGTACGTGTTACCGGACTTGCTGATGTTGGCCGCGTTGACGGCGCTGACGATGTGGATACGCTTTTTGGACATGGACTTGCCTCATATAGATGCAAGCCATGCTAGGAAGAGTCTAATGCTGGCGCGCCTTAATCCGGCTCTGCAAAAACAGCTGATCATCTGAAGAAATGTGAATTTTCAGACTTGGCTGAATATCGATCAGTTGCATATACACCTCAATGCAGTCTGCAGGACGTTTAGGAGCGCTAGGCTTAGCAAGGCCAAAAATCATTGAGGACACCGGGCCTAAATAAATGGTTTCCGATAAAGAGCTTATTGCAGTATGAATTTTCAAATAGTCACCGATACTGCAAGTAGTAACGCTCTTGCGAAGGAATTCACTAGCTTTGGGATCGACCGAATTAACTCCCCCGCTTTCAATCTTGATGTACAGGTCTACAACAGGAGCAAAGGCCCTTGAGTCCTCAATTGCCTTTATCGCACTGGTACCAACTGAAATAAGCCCGCAAGCCAAGGCTATGGCTCCTAATGTGCTGTACAGATACTTTCCGAAATCCAATTCATCCAGCACAAAGAATGCGGCCAAAGCAACAATGGCAAACAAGCTAAATATGCAAGCAGGTACGAGCCACCAGTCACTCACCTTCCAAGCCATAACTACAAGATTGCCGAAATACAGCAGAGCCGCGGAGGATGCCGCAATACCAACCCACAGTCGAAATTTAAACGCCACAACAGTTCCACAGTGCTTGATAAAAACTAGATATCGGCATCTCTGCCAAATTCCCAAGCGCTAAATTCATCTGCCATCGCCCGCTTAAGCCCATCCGTCAAAATCGGCTTGCCACTCGCATTCAGCAGACACTCCGTCTGCCCACAGTGGCAGTTGTACCGGTTGCCACCCCGGCCATAGAACGCCCGCACCTCATCCGTCGAATACACCCGGCCATTGCGCATCGCGTGCGTGGCACGGGTGGTGGGCTGCAGAGCTGACGTCCACAGCATGCCGATCTTGATGCCCAGTTCCTGCGTCGTGGCTTCAGCCTCAGCCCAGCGTGCCTGGCGCAGCGTGTCCGTAATGTCGGTCTGGGCGTACTGCGCAGCCTTGGACCTGGTAACACCCAAGGCTTCCTCAATCAGCTTGCGCGCAGCGTGCGGGTTCAGCCCATCAGCCACCGCTTGGCCAATGACTGCAGCAAGCCGACTTTGCCCCTCGGCACGCAAGCCAGTCCAGTGCTCATAGCTCTTGATGCGTGCCAGGCCCACCCGGGTGCGGTACGGCTCGCTGCTGATCACCAGATCCAGCGTGCGCGCCGTGGCATAGACCGATGACAGCTGGGCCAAGTTGGCCACGCTCTGCGCCGTGCCCAACTGCGCCGCCTGGCTCACGAACGGGTCCCACCAGAACAAGTGCCTTGGCTCCCGCCCGTTCTGGATCCAGCGTTCCAGTGCCGCCTGAATCTCCAGCATGGTCATGTCCATCACTTCGGGCGTGATGCCATAGCGCACCAGTGCCGCTTCATCGTTCAGGGCGTAGACCGGGATGCGGTCAAAGATGGCCAGCACATCCTTGCGCAGGCCCTCGAACCGACGGTTGATCTGCGCCAGGGCACTTCGCAGCAGGCCGGCCGTCCCAGTGCGGTCACGGGCGGTGCCCGGGATCGCCGGGTTACGCGGGCGCTCGCGCATCTTCTTCCTGCTTCTGCTGGTCAGACTGCGCCGGATCGCCTTCCGTAGGCATCCCGTCATCGCTGCGTTGCTCGAAGCCCATCACGGCACGCAGCTCGTTGGCATCGAACAGGGGCTCCACCAGCCCCGCCTGGAAGGCCTGCTGCATTGCGGCGGTCATCTTGCCCAGCAGCTCTGCCTTGTCTTTTTCCGAGGGCGCATTGACCGGTGGCCACTCCACTTCAAATTCGCCGGCCTCGATGATGCCGGCCGCCTGCATGCGGGTGATGAACTCCTCCAGCATGGGCGTGAGCTCCATCTCCTGGCGGCTGGCACAGCGGTTGGCAAAGTCTGCCTTGTCCTCGTCGCTGGCCAGGCGCCCGGTCTGCTGCCCGAACAGGATGGTGAACGGGATACGCACCGATGCGGCGAACTCATTGGCTGCCACGGTCCAGGGGCCTGTAGGGTCGCTGATCGAGGTCTGCAAGGTCGTGGCGTCACCACCCTGCATGACGATGGCAGCATCCGTGCTGCGGTTCAGGGCCCGCGCTTGCGTTTCATGGGCATCACGCACAGATGCGACAGGCTCGCCGTGGTCCCCCGGGATGGCCTGGGGCGCGGCACCTACGTCGTACTTGAACACGATGGTCCGGGCGCTGTTCTTGAGGTAGCTCTCCCCTGAGCCGCCGGCGATCTTGTCCAGGTCCACCAGCCGGTTGAAGCCAGCGCGTAGCAGCGGAACGCCTTCGAAGAAATCTCCGGTCGATCCCTCGGCCAGGATCTGCACTCGGCTAGGGTGCACATCGGCCCACTCCTCAGGGCGCCCTTGTGTCTCGGTGCCCGGTGGGCTGATCTTCCGGTACTGGAACATGGCCGGCGTGCCGTAGTTCTCGGCTTCCGGGTCTGTGTGCCAAGTGGCGACCTTGAGCTGGTCCTCGTACACCGGTATCAGATCCACCAGCTTCGTCGCACGCTGCAGCGGCTCGGCCAATGCTTTGCTGTCGGCCACCCGGTAGATGATGGCCGCATAGCGGCCCACCATATTGCGCCGATCCAGGTCCTTGAGCTTGGCCATGGCCCGCACGCTACGCAGGAGCTTGCCGACCCCCTTCTCCCACGGACTTTCCGTGTCGCTGTTCGGCCGTTTGATCCGCGGCAGCTTCTGCCAGCAGCCATCGAGCATCTTGTGCACCGCGCCATGGCCTGCCCCGCCGCGCTCGTAGGCGGCGTAGAGCATGTCAAAGCTGACGTGCTGGCTGTAGCCGTACTGTGTCCAGGCTGTGGGGCGCTTGGCGTCGAGGCCTAGCGAGCCCAGGAACTCACGCCTGGAGCGGGTGAATTCGAGGGAGTTGGTGATGATCTCTGGCATGGCTTTGCATGCTAGGGAGGGCTACACTGCAGTATTACCATACAGGGGGAGCGTCTAAATGCGAGAGAGAATATTCGGAACAGGCACTTGGCACGGCTTAAACAGATTACCCAAACGATCCTTTGAGTGCGGCTATTGCTCGCACAAAGTTGCATCCATATCCGGATTCTCAAAAAATCTCCACCAAGATGGTTCAGGCAGCATAGTTGGTACCTTACATGTCTGCCCCAACTGTGATGGTCCTAACTACTTTTTTGCGGACTCAAGATTCCCATCTCCAGCACTCGGCAATGAAGTTAATAATGTTCCAGAGGACTTATATGAGCTTTATCAAGAAGCGAGACGCTGCACCGGGGAGGGTTGCTACACCGCTGCAGTCTTAATTAGCAGAAAAATGCTTATGAATATTGCTGTGGAGCAAGGAGCAGAGCCAGGAAAGCCATTTATTCAATACGTATCTTATTTGGCAGAAAACGGATACGTCCCTCCTAATGGACGGCATTGGGTTGATCACATCAGAAAAAAAGGCAATGAGGCTACTCACGAAATTGCCATTATGAAGGAACAAGATGCAAGCGACCTAATCGTCTTTATTGAGATGCTATTGAGATTCATATACGAATTCCCAGCCATGGTGCCACCCCCTCCCGAAGGAGGCTAAGTAAATATCCCAACAGTCGGCTGCAACAACCCATTGAACCCTCTCGCTGCTGCATCCACCTGATCATCATATTTGCCAAACGGGAATAGGCGGCACTCATCAGTGAACGCCTTGTTCCATGGCCCGCGCAGCATCAGCACGTTTCCAGCGTTGATCTGACTGGCCAGCGGCGTGGCCCGCGTGACCTTGTCGCCTGATTCCGGGCTGAAATGCACGTTGTGACCGGCGAGCAGCTTGGCAAAGGCCAGCACCTGTGACTTGCCGGCCTGGCCCGGGTCCTGCGGCAGGCTTTGCTTCAGCATGCGGCCGTCGGCCATGGCAGTGTTCTTGATGAGCGCATCCCGCTTGTTCGTCTCGAACTGCTCACGCTTCATGTCGGCAATGATGTAGCGGCCATCACTCAGGCGCCCCACCTTGCCACCGGCGGTGAAGTCTCCCGATGCCGAGGCGCCCAGGTCCCAGCCACGGCACCACTCCACCACGTTGTGCGGGATGGCATCCACGACCTGGAGCATGTCAGGCTGAATGGTTCCCCCGGCGGGAGGTGCCGGTAGCTGCCGGTACTGGCCGGCAAACACATAGGGCGCAGCCTGCTCCATACGGCGCAAAGTGTCTGCGTCGTGCTTCTCAGGCCACAGCGGCGTCTCATCCTCGTTCCACACGGACAGGCACAGGTTTTCCCAGACCTCGCCATTGCCGCCAGCCACGGCCGGGCCTTTGCCGTCAGCCCCGCGATCACCAAGCAGCCAGCCCGCCAAGTCTTCCTCGTGCAGGCGCTGCATGATGACGATGATGGGGGTGTCCGGGCTGTTCTTGCGGCTCTCCAGCGTGTTCTGAAACCAGTCGATCACCCCTTTGCGGATCACATCAGAGGTGGCCTCGTCGGCCTTGTGCGGGTCATCGATGATGATGGCCCCGCCAAACCCTTCCCGGTGTTTGCCCGCGCCAAAGCCGGTGATCGTGCCGCCGGTGCCGGTGGCATACATCACGCCACCCTCAGAGGTTTTCCAGTGGTGCTGGGCATCGCTGGCCAGCTGCAGCCCGGGGAAGATCTCCTTGAAGGCCTCGTGTTGCACCAGGCCCCGCACGTTGGTGCTGTTGTTCGTGGCCAGGGCGCTGGAGTAGCTGGCGTGAATGAATTCGCAGTCGGGCACCTTGCCGAAGCACCAGGCGATGAAGTTCACCACGGCCAGCTCGGTCTTCGAATAGCGCGGCGGGATGTTGATCACCAGGCGCTTGCACTCGCCGCGGTAGACCCGCATCAGGGCATCACAGATCATCTGGTGGTGCCGGGCACGCTGCCACACGAAGTTCTTGCGCTGCAAGAACATCCAGCGCGAGAAGCTGTAGAGATCCTCCCGGGCCCAGCCCACCGCCGCTAGGCGCTCAGCTGGGCTAAAACTTGGCTTGGACACTCTCTACAACTTCCTTCAGCTGCGCCGGGGATACGCTGCCATAGCCCACCGGCTGCTCGCCCGTGTTGAGCTCCTTGATCGTTTCCTTGTTGGCCGCCATGAGGTTCAGGGCCACGTGAGCACTGTCGTTGGCCAGCTTGGTCAGCGCGGCCACGCCCTTCAGGCTCTCGATGGACTTCAACGGCTCGGCATCATCGACCTTGTCCACCTCGCTATTTGCCAGGGCACTTAGCCGGTGTGCGGTCTGTGCTCCGTACTGGGCCGCGCTGGCCAGGTTGTCGCTGATGGCCCGCAACTTAGATGCGAGGTTATGCGCAGTTATTTGCGCAGAAATCGGCAGTGCCATAACTGCGCGCTCTGTCGCAACTATTTGATTGGCAACGCTTTTGATTTCTTCAACCTGCGTAGATTTGCGTGCGCGGATCGTGGCTTCGGACACCCCGAACTCTTTGGCCAGCTTGCGTACCGCCTCGCCTTCCAGCATGCGGCGCTCAATCTCTTGCCACTGCTTTTCTGTCAGTTTCGATTTGCGCCCCATCAGTCCACCGCCTCCCCATCCATAGCCCGAACCACCTTGCCCCGGGTGCGTGCCTTGGCCCCAGGGCGTGGGGGCACCTGGCGTGCGCGGCGCTGTTCCTCGCGCTTGTAGTCCTCTGCAGTCCACCGGGATGGATAGGCCGCGCCTTCAATGCGCGTGACGCCGCGGCTTGGCTGGATCCGGGATGCGTACTTGCTGCCCCCGGCCGTGGCCGCAGCAGTGCCCTTGCTTCCGCGGCGCAGGCTGAGTGCTTTGGAGGCCAGGTCGAACACAGACGAGAGTCCAGCCCTGGCCTCTGCGGGCATGCCAGCCCACTTGCCGGACCGGCTTTGGCGCACGGTGAGGATAGGGTCCGGTGGACCCTCCACCTCCTCTTCAATGGCCTTGGCCGCCTGAACGATCTCGGCGACCTTCGCAGCCCTGGCGCGCGGGGACTTGATCCTCACAGAGGGAGCAGGAGCACGTGCTGCCCGCAGCTCCTCAAACAAGCTCAAGGTGTAGATGTCGATATGGCGTTTCTTCATGCACCGCCCTCCTTCTTCAGCTTCTTGTTCTTCAGTCGATATTCGTTACGGATGGCGATCAGCTCTTGCCGGCTCCACTTGCGCACCTGGTTGTCCGCCTCCAGCGCCTCTACCCGGGCCAAGCCAATGCGCGCGACCAGGCGGATGCGGTAGTCCACGGCGTTGCCGGCCAGGAACTGGTTGTCGTGCTTGCTCTGGGCGTGGCAGTTGTCCTCGTGGAACCGCAGATGTGATGCGGCACCGGTGCTGCGATAGTGGCCGGCATCCACGGCATTGCCGGACCAGTCCAGCGGACGGCCGGAGCTGATGCAGACATGCCCTGCCTGGCGGTCGCGCTCACGGATGAAGGCGTTGAATGCGATCTGCGCCTCTTTGATGAGGCCCGGGATAGTCTTCAGTGCTTCCTTGCGCCTGCGTGTCTTGGCCCGCTCGACCTTGGCGGCCATGCGGGCCTTCTTCTCTTCGGCGCGCGCGGACTTGGCGGCCTGGGCCTCGGCGTACCCGTCAATGCAGCCCGGGTGGATCCGCTGCCCCTGGTCCAGCTTGCCCTTGCAGAACGGGCAGCGTGTGCGGCGGAAGGTCATCACGCGCCCTCCCACAGGTCGTAGAACGTCACACCCAGCTCGGAGGCGGCATAGGCCTCCACCTGGGTGCAGAACTCAGCAAACTCCGCAGTGCTCAGACCCTTGGAGCTGGCGCCCACCACGGAGCCATCGGGCAGCTCCACCACGCCGATGAAGCGGCGCTTCAGCAGCTCGTGCCAGGTCTGCGCGTCGTACTGGCGGCCGTTGACCACCGCCTGCTGCGCAATCTGCGCCAGGACCCCGTTGCCCCAGTAGCTCCGGTTCTGCGCCCGGGTGCGCCGGCGGCGCGCCACGGTCAGCACCCAGCGGCCGGAGCCCTGGAACGCCTGGGCGAGGAACGGGAACAGCTGCGCCTTGATGGCCACCCAGGCCTGCTGCCGGCTGAACAGATCGATCTCCAGCTTCTCAGACACGGGCCGCCCTCCACAGCAAAGGCGCCCAGGGGTTGCCCTGCAGGGCCTGCAAAAAAGCCGCCTGCACCCGTGGTGCCTCCAGCACCTGGTGCGCCGGCGCGCAGCACAGCGGGTTGCCACAGCGCTGGGTGATGCGGGCCTGCTCCGGCACCATCACCCCGCTCAGCTCCAGCACCTGCTTTTGCACCCGGCGGTTGAAGCGCACCCCGCCCTCGTGCACGCTCAAATACGGCCGGTGGCGGATCAACGCACCCTGCCAAATCCAGCAGCCGCCATCTGCGCGGCAGCGCGCATGGATCTGCGCCAAGGTCACAGCGCCGCTCATGCCCGCACCTCCTGCAGGGAAGCGCCGGCCAGCAGGCGCATGGCCTGCACCGCCGCGCTGTCGGAAATCACGCAGAACGCATCCGTGCCCTTTTCCAGGATTTCCCAGGCCAGGTGCGAAACCTCGCCGCAGGCCAGGCCCGCCATCAGCGTGTCGATATCGCCCGTCACCGCAGTCAGTGCGCCCGCCTTGGCGCTCTGCGCCAGGCAGTCTGCCTTGTCGGGCTCCACCACCACATAAAAAGGGCGGTCGCCCCCATCGCGTTCCCAGAAATAGCCGCAGACTGCTGCCGCCAGACCGCCCACCCCCGCCTGCACAAAGATGTGCGTGGGGCGCTCCTGCAATTGCGCAGCGGCCTCTTCCACCATCAGCTGGTAGCCCTGCATCACATCGCGCGGCACATCCATATAGCCGGGGTAGGAGGTGTCGGAGATCACGAACCGGCCGTGCATCTGCGCATCGGCATCGGCCTGGCGCACGGCATCGTCGTAATTGCCGCTGGTGCGCACCACCTGCGCACCGTACTGTGCAATGGCCTCCTTGCGGCCTTCGCTCACCGTGGCGTGGATGTAGATCACGCACTGGCAGCCGAAGCGCTGCGCGCCCCAGGCCACGGAACGGCCATGGTTGCCATCGGTGGCACAGGTCACGGTGATGTTCTGGCACAGCGCACGCATTTCCGGGCGCAGCAGATCCTGGGTGCCAAGCGCACGGCCGAGCTTGCGCCCCAGCTCGCGGCACAGCAGACGGGCCACCGCATAGGCGCC